TTAAAAACGCCGTCTGACGGAGCTTTCCCCGAACTTATCTTTAATACGATCGAGCGCTTTATGCAGCTCTTCTTTTTTTCTTATCTGGGCGGAATCCCCGTCAAAGAGATCTTTTTCAATCAGAGGATTGATTAAGCCTGATACTTTGACCCCGAGCAGTCTTACCGCTTTTTTGTTCAAATCAAAATCTTGAGCTTTTTGTAGGGAGTTCTCATATATAATATCTTCGAAATTTGTAGGGGTATCGAGCGTAATGGATCTGGTATAGGTCTTAAAGTCTGCGAACCTTATCTTTAGCGTGACAGTTCTTCCTTTTAGACCGGATTTACGCAGCCGCCGGGAGACCTTTTCACTTAAAAACATGAGGGTGTCCATCACTAGACGCATTTCACGGATATCCTCCTCAAATGTATATTCATTGCTGATGGATTTTATCTCCTCTTCTACCATTACTGTGCGCGGATCAATGCCGCTGGCAAGTTCCCAGGCGTGCACGCCGTTTTGACCGAAGATTTGTTCAAGGTTTTTTATGTCCCGGTTGGCTAGATCTCCTATTGTGTTTATTCCTATTTTCCCTAAAGCTTTTTCAGTTTTTTCACCGATACCCCAGAGCTTTTTAACCGGCAGGGGATGAAGAAAAGCGAGCAGGTTCTCTTTAGTTACTATTACAAGTCCATCCGGTTTTTCAAGGTCCGAAGCTATTTTCGCTGTCATTTTGTTTGGCGCCAGGCCTATCGAAGAAGTAAGGGAGGTTTCTTTTTTAATTGTTTCTTTAATCTTATAACATGTTTCTACGGGTGAGCCAAAAAGATGGTAACTGCCGGTAATATCCATGAATGCTTCATCAATACTGATGGGTTCTATTTCGGGTGTGAATCTTTCCAGGATTTGCAGTATTTCATGGGAAACACCCGCGTACTTTGACATATTACCGCGCAAGAATATGCCATGCGGGCATCTGTTATAGGCGATAGAGATGGGCATGGCGGAATGGATGCCGAATTTTCTGGCTTCGTAGGAGCAGGTCGAGACAACGCCCCGTCCTTTGCCACCTTTTGGATCCGCGCCGATAATAACGGGTTTACCTTTGTATGCGGGATTATCGCGCTGTTCAACAGATGCAAAAAAAGCATCCATATCAATGTGAACAATATATCTTTCTTTTTGAGCCATAACTTTAAAAATGTTTAAAATGATTATTTAAAATTGTATCATAACTGAAGGAAAGCGTATAGAATATAGATAACGAATATATTGAGAAACACAGTGTTATGACAGTCTTTCCAATTGACAATATTTCATGTTTTACCTATAATTAGAAATCGCCGTACAATTTGTAAAAACCGTTCCCCGGTAGCTCAATGGTAGTAGCGGCTGGCTGTTAACCAGTAGGTTGTAGGTTCGAATCCTACCCGGGGAGCCAAATATGACGCTCAGGCGAACCATTCGCCTCTGCGGTTAACACCCCACAGTTTTCTGTGGGGTGTTTTCCTTTTTGGGGGATGTTGGCGGTCTTTACGGCAGGTACATTGTAAGAGATGCTGTCCTGGTCAGGATCGCTGATATACATTTTGATTTCGAGATGATCCTCGTAAACCAGTATTTCTTTAATCATCGCTCTCATTAGTTCTTGCTGGGCATCCGGCGGAGATTGCTCGATGTACTGCAGGGCAAACCTGAAATTTTTGTGCAGAAACTCGCCTGAGTTAGCGGACATTTGAGCCACGCTCTTTTTGGCCTGCAGTTTATCCAGCTCGTCTTCCAGCCTTATGATCTCTTTATCAAGCTTTGCCATTTTTATCTTGTAGGTTTTGCCCTGCGAGATCGAATTATTCATGCCGAGTTCAAGCAGTTTATTGGCTTCTTTTTGTATTGCCGTCAGCTGGCCATCCGCTGTTTTAATAAGCGCCTCCAGCTTTTCCAGTTTTATCTGGGCGTTCAGGATCGCGTCGCCTATGGCCTTTGCGATAATGTTCTGATCTTCGGAAGCCCGTTTGAAGTAATCGATTAGTTCAGCGTCAAAGGCTGTAGCAGACAATCTTCCGCCGTCGCATCCCAGTTTCTGCTTGGATCTGCCGCACAGATAATAAAAGAATTGTTTAGCGTGGCCGCTCCCGGTTTCGCAGATATAATGGCTTCCGCATTTCCCGCATTTAAGCAGTCCGGATAAAAGGTATATGTACTTTCTCGCTTTTTTAATAAAGCGGTGTCCGGGCAGTTTTCCCACCAGGATTCTATTCGCCTTATCCCACAGCGCTTCATCCACAATCGCAGGATGCCTGCCTTTATGGATCTCATCGTTGTATTTCAAATATCCCTTGTAAAAATGATTTTTGATGATTGTTGAAATGCCTTGTTTTCTCCACGCTTTGCCATTGGATGTTTTAAAGCCCATCTTCAGCAGTTCGTTTCCTATTTCGGACAGAGACTTGTTGTCGGCGGCCATTTCCCAGACCATCTTTAGTTTTGGCCCTGTTACTTCATCTATGACAATTTTATGCGGCTGTCTGCCATTCGGCAGTTGCGGGCCGTCTTTAATAAGTTTGTATCCATAAGGTACAGCGCCTCCCACCCATTTGCCCTGGCGTACCCGGGCGATCGCGGAAGCCTTCACGCGTTCGCCGGTGAGCTCCCGCTCAAAGGCTGACAGAATTCCAAGAATGCCGATTACAACTCTGCCTATGGCGGTAGAGCTGTCGAGATTTTCTCTTACGGAGACGAAATTGATCTCTTTTGCCCTGAATTGGTCGATGAGCCAATAAAGGTCCCGGGTATTACGGGTTAAGCGGTCGAGGCGGAAGAATATAATTCCGTCGAACGACTGTTTTTTATTTATGTCAGATAGGATCGCTTGGATGCCGGGACGGTTGAGGTCTTTGCCAGAGTATCCGTCATCATTTATTACACCTTTATCTCCGATATCCGCGAGTTCATATCCAAAAGCGTCCAGCATGTTTTTGCAGTGATGGGCCTGGGCGTCAAGGGTAGTAAAATCACCCTGGGCCTGGTCATCGGTGGAACAACGGGTATAGATCACATATCGTTTTTTAACTGAATTTTTGTTGGGCGTCAGCATCGTTTCTTCTCCTTTCACAACACCCCCTATAACAAAAAGGCATACAAGTCAAGCTATATGAATGGGTTTTGCCGCTCTCCCCAAGTGGCCTAAAATAGAGGCATCTACTGTATGTATATCCTCTTTTTTTGCTTTTTGTCGCATTGCCGCGCGACATTTTAAGAAAAAACGGGATATACATGCGGTAGAGGTGACTAATGGGAAAAGGGACGCGATACAATTTTAACAAGCGATTCGGAGGCCGGATCCGTATAGTTTATGCTCAAAAATGTTCCGCATCAGAAAAACAACTCCAGGACGGAAAACTCTGCAAAGCAATAATAAAAGTGCTGACCGGCATTCTAGGCAGAGAGCCGACGCAGAGAGAATTATTGGGGTTAGAAGATATTTCGAAGTGCCGGATAAAAGGGAATAAATAACCTAACTCTCTAACAGCCCTCCGTAAGGCGGACCCATAACACCTGGGGAATTGCTCGAGTGTTTCTGTTTGCAGAAGCCTGAGGGGGAGGTGTTTTGAATTACGGAGGGTTATTTGAGAGTTGGGAACTTGCTGTTGCAAAACGCGTAATCAATGATTACAGAAAAAAACAGAAATATTTAGAATATGAAGACTTCGATGATCTCCTGCAGGAATGTCTTATACACTGGCTTGAGGTCCGGGACAAGCATGATCCTGGTCGCGGATCAAAAAAGACTTTTATGGCCGAAGTTGTCGGACATGTCCTCGGACATGTTGCGCGAGACGCACACAGAGACAAACGAAAAACGATATATGAAAGCGTATCATTAGATCAGCCTCTCAACGATGACGAAGACGCACCTGCCTTAAAAGATAAAATCCCAGACACCAGCAATATCCCTTCCCCAATCGATACCGAACTCAAAATAGGAATTTCCAAAGCATACAAAAAACTTACGCCTCATCAGAGGAAGCTATGCAAACTTCTCGGAGAAGAGGGCTTGAATATAAATGAAGCCTGCAAGCACTTCGATAAACACAGAAGCAATGTGTATCGGGATGTTCTTAGAATCAGGCAAATCTTTGAGGAAGAAGGTCTTAAAGACTATTTGAAATAATTTTTAAAAACCGCGCGACATTTTGAAAGAAAACGGGATATACATGCAGTGGAGGCAGTTGAAATGACGGATGTATGCAAATTCAAATTTCACGAAAAAGTAAGCAAAAAGACCATTGAGAAAGAAATCGCCCGTGCCATTGAGACTGCGGAATACACCTTTGGCCAGGCCAAGGTGCGGCTTCACGCCGGGTATCTGGCCACGAACGACAAGGCGGTTATCGATGCCTCGAGCGAGGTCGGTGAATACATCGCCCAGATATTCATTGGCCTCATGACCCGCAAGCTCGGTGAGGACAAATTCACTGTGGAAAGAATAAGGAGGAAAGAAGACTTATGAAAGTAAACAAAGGCTGGAAAGAACTTTACGGAAAACTAAATTGGTATAACCGCGGCAAATTCGTCGAAGCAAACCGCCCCTTTGACAAGGATCCGAAAGCCTTCACTGAAATGATGATGTGGCTTCTGGCCGGGCTTTCAATCACCGGCGTCATATTGAATGTGCAGAAGAATCCGGCAGGATTTGCTTTGTGGATGTTTACCAACGCCTGCTGGGCCGTGATAGATTTCCGGAAGAAATTATACGCGCAGGCGTTTTTGTTTGTTGTGTACTTTTTCCTGGCTCTATGGGGTTTGTTCTGCTGGATAAGATGAACTGATAATCGGGAGGTGATAAAAATGGTTAACAAAAGAAAAGATTTACTGGCCTGGTGCAGGCAGAAAGGTATTTTTTCAAAAGCGGATGTTATCGCATATGAAAGCAGAAACTATTATCTGCGGGCCGACAGGACGATCAGGGATTGTGTCCGGGAAGGCATAATACGCAAACTGGATAAGGATGAGTGCGTTAAAAGAAACTTAAAAGGCAACATGGCCTGGTATGAATGCGTAAAGGTGGAATAAAAAATGGCACGGATTCGATATCTAAAACCTGATTTCTTTAAAGATGAAGATATAAAGGAACTTTCTTTCGAAGCAAGGCTTTTTTATCAGGGCTTATGGGTGCAGGCAGACCGCGATGGCCGTGGTGAAGACCGTCCGGAGCGGCTTAAGATCGAGATTATGCCCTATGATGAGGTTGACGCTGAGAAAATAATGCAGATTTTAGCCTGCCCCAAAAAGAACGGTAAGCGGCCGTTTATAATCCGTTATGAGATAGACGGCGAGAAGTATTATCAGATAATCAACTGGCAGAAACATCAGAAACCTCACAAGACCGAACGTGAGAGCGTTATCCCACCTGCGCCTAAAGAGTTATTAACCGTTAAGCAACCGTTAACTAACGGTTACGCTACAAAATCCTCAGTTGGGAATGGGGATGGGGATGGGAAAGAGAATGGAAAAGAGATAGTTAATAAACAGGCAGAGCCAGCTGGCGCTGTTTCTTTAAAGACCAAAGAGACATTGGATGCAGTCTATAAGCAGGGATTCAATATTTACCAGCTTATTAATAAATTCAAGAAGGATGCGAAGTGGCGCAAGGGCGAGAATATCCCGGATGAAGTATTGCTTAAGATCTGCCAGCAGTATGAGAAAGACAAAGGCAGGATCAGCCAGCCTTACCCTTGGCTTATCAAAGTACTCAAGATGGAAAGCTCGGCTTATTTCGCTCAGATGAATATCGAACAAAGCAAGAAGTTCAAGAAGGAAGGTATCGGCAAGATGGCGGATATATTAAAACAGATAACAGGGCAGGGTGGATAGGTGCACGTAGAAAATACCGGAATTTACCCTCACAATCCTCACAACGTTTACGGCCAGAGGATGCGGGTCCTTCCAGAGGGGGCGTGCGGCGAGGGTCAGGTGAGGCGCAGTCTGTCAGTGATTACGGGTTTAGAAATCGATGTCGTGGTCATATGGGTCAAAGGCTGGGAAAGCGGCAACAAGGGGGCACCTCGCTTGAAATACGCTGTAAATAAAAGGGTTATGGATATTTGAATTTATGTTTAAAAGGAGGCGGAAATGGCAAAAATCAACGTGAAACCGGACATTTTGGAAGTAAAAATGTCCGAATTAAAACCGGCACCTTACAACCCGCGGGAGATTTCGAATGAGGCCCTTACCGGCCTGCGGCACTCGCTGGAGAAGTTCGGACTGGTGGATCTTCTGGTGGTCAACAAGCGCAACATGCGTATCATCTCAGGGCATCAGCGGTATAAAATCCTACAGCAGGAAGGCGTGGAGAACGTGACCGCAATCATGGTGGATCTTGATGAGATATCCGAGATGGCCATGAATGTTACCCTGAACTCTCAGGAGATTGTCGGGTCCTGGACACAGGCAATCATTCCGCTTTTGGAGAAACTACGTACCGAGGCTTCGGATGACTACCTTGCGCTTCGTATGAAGGAGTTGCGGGATGAGGTTTCGGAGTTCGAAACCGAAAACATGGGAGCCGGTAAAACACTGCCCGATGATATCCCTGAGCCGCCGGAAGAAGCAATTACCAAAAAAGGCGATCTGTGGATATTAGGAGAGCACAGGCTTTTGTGCGGTGACTCTACTTGCGAAGGAGATGTCGCAAGGCTTATGGCTGGTAACAAGGCAAGCCTGTTTGCGACCGATCCGCCTTATTGCGTCGACTATACCGGAGCCGACAGGCCGACCGGCGGTAAGGACTGGTCGGATGTGTACCATGAGGTAGATATTCCCGACGCAAAGGAATTCATAAAATTGTTTTATAAAGTGGGACTGAACCATGTAAAAGAAAACACCGCCCTATATTTGTGGCATGCTTCAAAGCGCAAAGCGATGATCGAAGAAATCTGCGATGAATTGAAGTTGTTGCTTCATCAGCAGATTATCTGGGTAAAGCCCTGCGCCATACTCACCTATTCTTTTTACTCCTGGCGGCATGAACCGTGCCTTTTGATGTGGGTAAAAGGCCAGAAACCGCCTTACCGGCCAAAAGACAAATCTATCGGAAGTGTCTGGACGGTCGATTTACTGCGCTCAGGAGATCCAACGAACCCCGAGTATTATTCGGATATCTGGGAGCTGGACTGGGAAGGAAAAAAGAGAAACACCGGAATTAAACATCCTACGGTAAAACCCACGGAGGTATTTGCCATTCCCATGAGGGTGCATACCTCGCCGGGCAATATCTGTTATGAGCCGTTCTGCGGTTCGGGCTCACAGATTATTGCTGGAGAGCGGCTGAACCGCCGGGTGTTTGCTATGGAAATTGAACCGGTCTTTTGCGATGTCACAATACAAAGGTGGGCAGATTTTACAGGAAAAGACGCTGTTCGGGAAACCGACGGGAAAAAGTGGAGCGAAGTTAACCAGGGAGAAAAGTGATGTGCAGATTAGATGTAAATGACAAATACAGAAAATTCATAGGTGAAATAGACCTGCATGCTTACGCGGACAGATACAAAGATATTTTAGACTGGGTTACGGCAAGAGCCAATATTCCGGAGAGAATATCAAAAATCATCACAGATTATTATTTCGATGAGCTGTCCACGCTGAAAACTGTCAGCAGAAAGCATAATGTAACCCCGGAAAGAATCAGGCAGTTATTATGCAAGGGTGTCCGGATGATTGGGCATTCCCCGAGAAAAGAAAGGCTGATTTGCCATTTGGACAGCAATTATGAAGCGTTGCTACATAAGCGCAAAGAACTGGAAAAATCCCTCAACAAAGTGAACATAAGAATCGGGACGTATCATAAAAAGTATTTTCTGCATCGGCATAATGAAACAGATATATCCACTCTGGAGACTTCGGTTAGGACAGCCCGCTGTTTAAAGATTTTAGGAATAAGAACAGTCTCAGACTTATGCGGATATACGGAAAAAGAACTGTTGAATGTGAGAAACTTTGGAAAAAAAAGCCTTTTGGAAATTAGGGAGATTTTATTTTCGATGGGGCTGTCTTTAAAACAACCATACATCGGAGATATTTAAATGGCAGAGCAGAATAAGAAACAAAACCTGGCAGAGATTGCCCGCAAGAAAAGGCATCTTTATCTGATCGAGAAGATGCAAAGCAGAAAACCTTTGACCGCCCAGGAGATTGCAGAGCTTGAGCAATTCGAAGCAGAGCCGTTGGGCCCTGCGGTAGTCAAGACAATGGAAGAAGTTGCCAAGGTTATGGACGTTGCCTACAGGACTGTCCAGCGCTGGAAAAAAGACGGCATGCCCACCACCAAGGAAGGCTTTTATGACCTCGATGAAATCAAGGCATGGTACGAACAGCGCAATGCAGACCAGACTGATGAGAGGTCTTATTGGAATGCGAAGATTTTAAAATATAAAGCAACCTTGCTTGAGTTCGAGGTCAAGAAAGCAACTTTTGAATTGATGCCTCGGGAAGAAGTGGAAAAGGGCCGGATAGCAAGGATCATTGCGGTTAAGAGATCCTTCCTCGCCCTACCGACGAGAATGGCGCCGGTCTTGGCAATGAAAGAACCAAGGGAAATCGAAGCCGAATTATACCAGGCAATAATAGAAATCATTGAGGAGTTTGCCAGAGATGACGATAGTGACGACCCAAGACAGGAGAATCTGGACGTCCCGGGAGAAGCAGGAGTGGAAACCTCCGGAGAAGATAACGGTCAGCCAGTGGGCTGATCTTTTTCGTTATCTTAATCCGGTTACTTCGGCCGAACCGGGCCGATGGAAAACCCAGAGGACACCCTACCTGGGAGGCATCATGGATGCCTTCACCGATCCTTTTGTCGAGGAGATAACCGTTATGGCCGCTTCCCAGGTTGGTAAGACCGAGGCCATGTTCAATATGCTCGGGTTTATCATCGACCAGGATCCGGGACCTGCGCTTGTGGTCCTGCCGCGCGAGAGCGACGCAAAGAGCGTTTCCTGCAACCGTGTCCTGCCTATGATTCAAAGTTCCTTTGCTTTACGCCAGCATCTCCCAAGGCTTTCGGACGATATAACGAGACTGGAATATCATTTGGACAGGATGATCTTGTATTTTGCAGGATCCAATTCGCCCGCTGATCTTGCCTCTCGGCCTATCCGCTATCTTTTTCTGGATGAGATCGATAAGTATCCCAAGTTCTCGGGCCGGGAAGCAGATCCGATAAAGCTTGCCACTGAACGGCAGAAGACATTTTGGAACAAGAAGACCGTTAAAGTATCCACGCCGACCACAAGAGACGGTTATATCTTCAGGGAGTATGAAAAATCGGACAGGAGCCGCTTTTATGTTCCCTGCCCTCATTGCGGCAAATATCAGGTGTTGATGTTTAACCAAATCAAGTGGCCTAAGAGCGAGAAATCAGCCGAGCGCATCAAAAACGAACGCCTTGCCTGGTATGAATGCTATCACTGCAACAAGCACATAAAAGATTATCACAAAAATAAAATATTGTTGCAAGGGAAGTGGGTGCCGGAAGACGCCGAGCTTGATGATGACGGAAGCATTTCAGGAAATATTATCAGAAGCAAGCACAGGGGTTTTTGGATAAACTCTCTTTATTCTCCCTGGCTTAGATGGAGCGATATCGCCAGTGAGTTTATGAAATCAAAAGACTATATCGAACTTCTGATGAACTTCGTCAATTCCTGGCTTGCCGAGGTCTGGGAAGAGAAGATCGAAGAAACCACTGTCGATAAAATAAGAGTTCTCTCTCGCGAATATGATCAGGGCACGGTGCCGGATGACGTAATTGTATTGACCGCTGGCGTAGACGTCCAGAAAGACCATTTTTATTATTGTGTACGCGGCTGGGGTTATTATGAAGAGTCATGGCTGGTCAGGGCCGACCGTGTTGAGTATTGGGAAGATATCGAAGATGTACTTTTCAAGACTGAATATAAAAAATTATCTTCTAACGAGACCTTGCCGGTATATATGAGCTGTATCGATTCGGGGTACCGCACCGACGAAGTGTATCGATTCTGCCGCCAGTGGTCGGACAGGACAAAAGCTATTAAGGGGCAGGAAGAGCTTGCGGGCGGACGCTTCTACAGGGCTTCAAAGATAGATATTAATTCAAGAACAGGCAGTGTTATCAAAAGCGGTTTGGTTTTATGGAATCTGAACGTAAGCCAGTATAAGGATAAAATCAACCGCCTGGTAGCGACTCGAGATCCTTATAAATGGCATATCTTTAGGAATCCAACCGATGAATACTTAAATCAATTTACCTCAGAGCATAAGGTTTTGGTGCGGAATAGAAACACCGGCCGCGCCAAAGAGGTTTGGCAGAAGAAAAAGACGGCGATGGCAAACCACTATCTTGACGCAGAAGTCTACGCAGTTGCCGCGGCAGACATTATCAGGGCGTTAAACATCAGGAAAGACGAATCAGTTAAAGTGCATCAACAAATAGTCGATCAAGATACCAGCCGCGGGAATTGGATCAGGAAACGTGAAGGAAGCTGGCTTTAAATGAGCAGATGGATTGAAAGAAAAACTAACTGGCTTAAAAGCGACAATTACGACAGCGGATTCAAGGAAAGGTCAGCGGGACGTCCGCCGAACGACAGCGAAGATTACGGGGTTAGATTTATTCCTTTAAGATGTCCCAGGTGCAAGAGCAAAAATGTCCTATGTTATAAGACGGATTTCCCGATAAGGTATCACACGTGCCAGTCATGCGGTTGGAAATTCAAATCGATAGAGGAAAAGTAATTATTACCAGATTCTGGTAACGACTATATTGCAAAACAATATAAATAGGACTATTCTTTAGATTAAAGAGTACTGTGCAAGGGCCTGATCAGCTCTTAAGCGCACCCAATAGCAAGAAGAAGCCCGTAACTCGTCGACGAGCGAGATGCGGGCTTTTTTATTGGGATAGCCTAAGGAGCACATTGTGAGCGCGCCAACAAAACAAGAGATGCTTGATAATGTCGAGAATGCCATTAACGCAAGGATGACAGGCGGAGCTGTGCAGTCCTATTCTATCGGCGGAAGAAATCTTCAATATATAAGTATTAGCGAGTTGATAAAACTACGAGACCAATTGCGAAGAGAAATCGCAGGATCAAGCGACACCACGACATACGCAGGATTCGATAATCCATCATGAAAACTAAACAGAAAATATCAGAGAAGTTGTCATCCGGAATAGACAATGTCATTTCGTTTTTCTCTCCTAAGGCAGGGTTTAAGCGAAGGATGTATCGGGAGGCAATAAATATTTCGCATAAGTTAGGCGCTTATAAAGGAGCAAGCAGGAATCGTTTGCGTTCTTCATGGCTTCCCGGAGGGGGTTCGGCAGATCAGGATTTACTTCCCGAATTATCCGATATCCGGGAGCGCAGTCGTGATTTGAACAGAAATGACGCGCATGCTTCCGGAATTACCTCCACTATGACCACAAATGTTATTGGAACAGGCATCAGGCCTCAGTGCAAGGTGGACAAGGATTCACTTAGTATAAGCGAGAAGTCGGCAAATAACTTCCAGAAGAAGGCGGAAAGGATATGGAAGCAGTGGACACCATATGCCGATGCCGGTGAGCGCATGGACTTCTACGAAATCCAGCAGCTGGTGGACAGGCAGATTCTCGAGAATGGTGAGGCGATAATCGTTCCATTGATGCTGAAAGATAAAGGCAGGCCGTATTCATTGGCACTGCAGTTGATAGAGTCGGACAGGCTTAATACCCCATCCGATAAAAGAAGCGATAAGTCAATCAGGTCTGGAGTGAAAATTGGCGAAAAGGGCGAACCGATTTCTTATTTCATTCAAAAGACACACCCCGGAGATATCAGCCATAGGACGAGAGAAGAAGCAAGGCAATACATGGAAATCCAGGCTAAAGGCGAAATGGGGAGAAAGAATGTTTTTCATCTGTACTATGTTTTACGGTCCGGACAAACCAGGGGCATTCCCTTCTTTGCCCCGGTACTTACTTATTTCAAAGATTTGTCGGAATATGCCGAAGCGGAACTTGTTGCCGCGCGTATTGCGGCGTGCTTTTCGCTTTTCATAACCTCCGAATCATCTATGGACGTGGCAGTTAATTCCGCATACGAGAAAAACCAGTCGGGACAGATGATCGAGTCATTAGAGCCCGGAATGATTAAGCACCTAATGCCGGGTGAATCCATTACTTCGTTCAATCCGCAGAGGCCGGGCGCGACATTCGAGCCGTTTGTCGACAGGATCCTAAGGGCAATTTCTGCGGCGCTGGGCCTTCCTTATGAGCTGGTTGCAAAAGATTTTTCCAAGACGAATTACTCGAGTGCAAGGGCCGCGTTATTAGAGGCCAGAAGATATTTTAAGGTCAGGCAGGAATGGTTAGCTCAAAAGCTTTGCCAGCCCGTCTGGGAGATGCTTCTGGAAGAGGCTTATCTAAGAGGAGAGTTAAAGGCTAATAATTTTTATGAAAAGAGGCTTGATTGGGTTAGGGCGAGATGGATAGCCCCCGGCTGGTCCTGGGTGGATCCGCTTAAAGAAGTCAAGGCTTCCAAAGAGGCTATCGCAGGAAACATCTCAAGCCTGGCTGACGAAGCGGCCGGGCAAGGCAAGGATTGGGAGGAGATTCTAGAGCAGAGGGCGCGGGAGGAGCAAAAAAGAAAAGAGCTTGATCTTCCGGAAACAACTGCCAATTCAAAAACCCCTAAAGATGAGGAAGAAGAAAAGAAAGAGGAAATGAAACAGGAAGAAGAGATTCGGGAGATATTGAAAGACGCCGAAGAAGTTACGAGGAAGAACGAGAAATTGAGCGGTGAGCTTGCAAAGATGGGAAATGACAACAGCGTATTAAAAAAGGAACTGGCCAATATAAAAACAAAGCTGGAGAAGGTTTTAATCGATGGATAAAAAGCAAGCCCTTTTAGAAAGAAACAAAATCAGCCGGTTATTGGGTACCGAAGCACAGGACGATAATCTGGAGAGGAATATTTTTCTCTTGCAGTCTTTAGACAGGCAGAAAGATATCGTCAATATCATCAGCAAGGTTTGTGTGTTGATAAAAGAGGGACAGCAGGACTCCAAGGCATTTAAAGATATCAAGAATGAGATACGCGGATTGGCAGAAACGTTGGACAAATACCAGCAGGAATTTAGCAAAGAGTTTAAGGTGTTTGTCAGCAATTTCCCGCCTCCTGCCGGAGAGGTAAGAATATCCAATGCAGAAGATTTCAAGCATGAACACCCTAAGGAGATAAGGGTTTCCAATTTAAAAGAGATAAAACCCGAAAAACACCCTGGGGAAGTAAGCATCAAAAGGCCTGTTTGGTATAAAGAGTTTGATTTTAAGAAATTGTTCAAATTCGCTAAAGATTCAAACGAGAGTATTTTTAAGCAGGTCAAGACAACTATTTTTAAGAGCCTTATTAAAAACATAAAGCCTAAAGAAGCGATACCTGTCAGGCTGGTAACGGAAGATGGCGAGAAATTTTATCGGGCTGGGAATGTTTATGTCGGGGGTGGAAGCGACGGCGCTATTTTAACTGAGTTGAGAAAGTTAATCGGTTTTGAGATCCCAGCTTACGATTATATCGCTTTGACTTATGTGTCTTCAGGTGACGGCCAGGGTGAAATCGAAACCGTGACCTATAAAAAAGGCGGGGCGAGTGGCACTGCTGTTGCAGTCTTGACTTTGACTTATAACTCAAGTGACGAAATAGCCACCATAACAAGGACTTGATATGCCGATGAAATTCAATCCTATAACAGGCAAGCTGGATGTGGTCAGAAAAGATGGCCGGGAAGAAGGAACTTTCGGTTGTACGAATCAGGCTATTCCTGCAGGTACGACTTATACGCTTGTTATTCCCTTGAGCCGTTCGGATTACAAAATGGGACACTTGCTTTTATACGTTCCCCAGGCGGCCGTCTCGTCCTGGCGAAGGGCACACTCTTATATCATGTTCACTACCGACATAAACAATGCCAAAGCCCAGAGCACGGGTCGAAGTTATAACATGATCAGCCTTTGTGTTTTTTACGATTGGTGGGTTAAGGCATACGCTTACGAGGATGACGGTTTTCTCTCGGGGAACTTTTATAACAATACGGGCTGGCAATTAGTCAGGATCAAGAGTGTGCAGATTGTGGACAATACGATCGAATTGGTCCTTCAAAACGCCCATGCTACGCAGGATGCGAGTGTAACCATAAAAGGAAACTTTCATGTCTACAAATAAAGTTCTCATGCTTATTAACGGCAGTCCGTTCGATAACAATGGCGGCTTGGGTGTACATACGCATTATTTATGCGATGAGCTTAGGAAATTCGGGGACATAGAATTGACACTTCTTTGCGCAGATTATTACACTCAGGACGGAGGG